GAACAATAGAAAATGCCATGACAAGTGTTCCATTAGTAGGAAATGCGGTAAAAGGTGCTTATCAAGGCTCAAGAGATGATTTTAATAGAGTTATTTACGAAGAAGTTTTAGAGCCATTAAGCAAAGTTGGTTTTAAAAAAGAAAACCTTTCTAAGGCAGATCAAAGTATTTTAAATGGAACTGATGGAAGGTTAACTCAGGATTTTGTTGGGAAAATTATAAGTAATGAATTTGATAAAATAGTGCCAAATTTAAAAGTTCCTAACAAATCAGTTTTTGAAAAACCTATAAATGACATTATTGAGGCAAACGCAAAAAAATTAACACCTGAAGGTGCTAAATCATTAAAGAATGATGTTGATGCTTTTTTCTATAGTTTAAGCGATGATATTGGGGATTTAAGTGGGAATAACTATAAGCAAGCTATTTCGGATTTAGCTAAAGAAAGTTTTAGATTTAAAACAAGTTCTGATCCTATCATTAAAAGAAAATCTGATGTCATGGATGAAATTGTAAAATCTATGAAGGCGATTATTACAGAAAAAAACCCTACTTTAGCAACGAAATTAAAGTCTGTAGACGAGAGTTTTTCAAAATTTATTCCGATAAGAGAAACTTTCAAAAGAATAACAAATAATGAAGTTACCCCAAATGATCTCATTACTTCAATAAGACAAGCTGACAAAGCAAAAACAAAGTTTAGGTCAGGTAAAGCAAACTTGCAAGAGACAGCTAGTTTAGGAAAAGAAATTTTAGGTGACAAATTAGGAGACAGTGGAACTGCTACTAGAAACGTAATATCAAATTTAGCATTAAGTGGTGGCGGTGGTGCAATAGGCGGTGGATTAACGGGAATAGATCCACTTTTAGCAGGAACAGTCGCAGGATTAACAAGCTCTGCATACACCCCTTTAGGAACAAGTGCAGTTAGAAGAGCAATCACTGGATATAATCCTGAAGTACCTAAAGGTCTTGGAAACATTGGACTTGCTCAAGTTATGGGCAAGGGTGCTCCTTATTATGGAGGTCTATTAGGCAGTAACTCCTCAGATATAAACTTTTTCGGAATGAATAGGAGATAGATAAATGGCGAAAACGAAAGTCTCAGAATTTGACGCAGTAGCTTCAAATAACACAGACATAAATTCTGTAAATGTGGCAGAGGGCTGTCCACCTTCAGGCATCAATAATGCTATTAGAGAGATGGCAAGTTTGCTCAAGAAGCAGGAAGTTGGCACTGATGCAATGACATCACCTGACATTGATGGAGGTACTATTGATGGTGCGACTATTGGTGGCAGTTCAGGTGTAACAATAGGTGTGTCTGATGGTACTAATTCTGCCCCGTCTATCAAGTTCACTAGCGATACCAACACTGGTATCTATAGAGGTGGCACAGACATATTAAAGTTTGTAACAGCAGGAACAGATGCTATTACGATAGATGCTAGTCAAGGTGTAACACTAGCGGGAAATTTAGACGTTTCTAGTGGCACAATCAAGCTAGATGGTAATTATCCTGTTGGCACGTCTAACGTGGCGTTGGGCAATCAAGCATTGGATGATGGTTCATTAAGTGGCACAGATTTAGTTGCAGTTGGAACACTTTCACTTTCAAATAACACTAGTGGTGCTGGTAACGTAGGCATTGGTAGCCTTGCAATGATTACTAATACTACAGGAAATTACAATACGGCTGTTGGTTCTGGACAAGATGGTTTTGTTCAAGGTGCTTTAGGGTTAAATACTAGTGGGTCAAGTAATACTGCAATAGGGTATCAGTCACTTCGTTCCAACACCACAGCATCAAACAATACGGCAGTTGGATATCAAGCAGGGTATAGTAATACGACTGGTGCAAACAATACAGCAGTAGGGTATCAAGCTTTATATGCAAATACAACTGGTTTTGCAAATATTGCAATAGGTAAAGATGCACTTGACAGCAATACAGAAGGTCAACATAACAGTGTTATGGGAGTTGATGCGTTACAAGCTAGTACAACAGGTAATTATAATACAGCAGTTGGTTCAGGTGCATTATTCGGTGCTACGACTGCCAACCAAAACACAGCTGTAGGATATGAAGCAGGTCGTAGTACTACTGTCTCTGGAGATAATACATACATAGGTTGGCAAGCAGGAAGAACAAGAACTGGTAGTGGCAATACTTGTGTTGGACAATATTCTGGTCGTGATGGCACTACAGGCACAGACAACACTTTTATTGGTCGCAATTCTGGTTATCAAATTACCACTGGTTCTAATAACACTATATTAGGTATGTACAACGGCAATCAAGGTGGCTTAGACATAAGAACATCAAGCAATTACATTGTATTATCAGATGGTGATGGTAATCCGAGAGGTATATTTGATAGCAGTGGTACTTTATTAGTAGGGACAACTGCTGATGATTTTTCTTTAACAGGTTTTAGAGTGCAAGCTAGTGGTCGGTCTTATACAACCGCAAGTGGGCAGTCACCTGTAATTATTAACAGGATAACTAATGATGGCAGTCTGATATTATTTTATCAAAACACTACAAATGAGGGTAGTATCACTGTATCTGGAACAACTGTTTCATATAATGGTGGTCACTTATCTCGTTGGTCGCAATTTGCAGACAACACTCGTGATAGCACTTTAGTCAAAGGCACAGTAATGACAAACCTTGACCAAATGGCAGAGTGGACAACAGATGGTGTCACAGAAGATAACGAGCAGTTAAACTGTATGGCAGTATCTAGTGTTGAGGGTGATGCTAATGTTGCAGGTGTTTTTGTTAACTGGGATGATGATGATGACATTTACACTAACGACATGAATGTCGCAATGACAGGTGATATGGTTATTAGAATTGCTCAAGGAACAACAGTCGCTAGAGGTGACTTGCTAATGAGTGCAGGAGATGGCACGGCAAAACCTCAAGGTGACGATATAGTAAGAAGTAAAACAATAGCAAAGGTTACTTCTACAAATGTATCACATACATATGATGATGGCACATATTTAGTGCCTTGTGTATTGATGGCTTGTTAACTTAAAAGGAGCTTAAAATGGAAGAACTAACAACAGAAGAAATAGCACAAAACTATACAGCTATGGGTCACTCAGTAGACCTTATCAATGCTATCATTGCAGGAACAGCAATGGCAGATGATACAGCAGAAGAGAAACAAGACTGTGTTGATAGGAACGTAGAACACTTAGAGATTATGGTGGCTAAGGACTATTGGACAGATGAAGATATGACAGCAGTTAACTCTGCAATCACAGCAGGACAAGGATACACAGCATGAGTGAACAAACAGCAAACGTAATCACTATTGATGGTAAAGAGTTCGACTACGAAAAAGATCTAAATAAGGATCAGCAATATTACATCAATCAGATCAGAAGTTGTCAGACCAAATCTGCTAATATCAAGTTTGAGTTAGATCAGGTATCTGCTTCTCAGGAATATTTCACAAACAAACTTATTACATCCATCAAGACTGATGAGACTGCACCAGTAGAGGCTAAGGCAAACTAATGGAAATGGATGTACCAACTTTATGGTCAGCTATACTGACACTGGTAATACTTCCATTTGGTTGGGCATTTAACAAAATGTTTGCTGAAGTTAAAAGACTGCAAATACTACTTAATAAAACTCGTGAAGAGTATTCAACTAAAGAAGATCTCAGAGATACCTCAAGTCGTGTTATGGAGGCACTACACAGACTTGAGGATAAGTTAGACAAAGTTCTCTCTAAATAAAGGATAAATAATGATAGATCCAATCTCAGCTTTTGCGATGCTGACTTCGGCTCATAGTGCCTTAAAAAAATGCGTGTCAATGGGCAAGGATTTATCTTCCGCTACCAGTGCAATCGCATCCTATGCCAAAGCAGAAGCTGAATTAGGGTTTGCTAAAGAGCAAAAGAAAAAGGGTATATTTGGATCTGTAATGGATCAGGCGATAGAGCAACATTTCAAGGAAGAAGAGCAAAAAAGGTTAAAAGACGAATTGAGGTCATTATTTCTTTTATATGGCTCTGATGGAATGGGTCAGTGGGAAAGGCTTCAGGCGACCATTGCTGAGGCAAGAGCTAAACACCGAAAGCAGTTAAAGGAACAACAAAGAATAAGAGACCGCAACACAATGATTGTGGTCTGCACTGTTTTAGGAGTAGCAGGCATAGGAAGTATAATTTTATTTGCTAATTACCTTAAATATGGCACTCCATTCTAGCTCTAAGGCAGGCAGAATAGCTGAGTTCTTTGCTTGCGGTGTAATAGAGAGTTTGGGGTGGCAAACATCTCTGTGTCAGCAAGATGGATTGGATCTGATAGCCTTTAAGGACAATGAATATATTCGTATTCAGGTAAAGGGGTCAAACATCAAGAGAAGCCTGAGAAACAATGGCTTACAATTTATGATGGGTTTAGGCACTAGCAAGCGGTTACCTTCTATGCACGATTACGACATAGCTTGTATGGTATCCACATATCACCGCAGATGTTGGTTTATTCATGTCTGCAACGTACAGCGAAAATCAATCCGCAGACCAAAGTCTTTTTATGAAAACACCGAACTTGAATATGAGAGTTGGGAAAAGGCTGTCGATATTTTTAGGGAAATAAATCGAAATGATAGAAGTAAATTTTAGGCTGTTTAAGTTCTTCAACAATATCAGCACATTTTTTTACAACAAATATTGTAGTGATTTAAGAAGGAAGCAGGGGCGATGAAGGAGCAAGGAATACATCTAAATTTACTAAACCAACTCCGCAGACATGAGGGGCTTAGATTAGATCCATATAAATGCTCTGAAGGCTACCTCACTATAGGTTATGGTAGAAACATAGAGACTAATGGCATATCAGAAGCTGAGGCGGAATTTATGCTCTTAAACGACCTTTTAGCTTGCGAGAGTGAGCTAAAGAATGAGGGATGGTATAATCAGTTAGACGAGACAAGAAGGGCTGTAGTCCTCAATATGGCTTTTAATTTAGGTAAGCCAAAACTCATGCAATTTAAGAAGTTTATTGGTGCGTTGTCTGATGATGACTATGAGACAGCCTCTAAGGAGATGGTAACTGGCTCTGATGGTGTTAGCCCTTCTAAGTGGGCTTCTCAGGTTGGTAGCAGGGCATATGAATTGGCTGATCAGATGCGAACTGGTCAGTGGCAAGATGTTTAAAGTTCTCATAACAGTTTGTTTAATTATTGATCCTACTAAATGTATGTTTATTGAAAACACCCAATATCCAGTCGTCTATGAGACATTTGATGAATGTAAGGCTAGAGCCTTAGAGATTGGCTCAGAAGTTCCTAAATATTTAAAGGGATGGAGAGCGGTAAGATGGAAATGTCAAAAGA